CTAGTTAAAATTTTGGACCCATCTGATGGTGATCTCGGCGAGTTTCTGCCGGTGATTGGTCGCGTTTATCGCCCATACCGCCCCAAGGAACCCGATTTCTACGACGATGAGGTCGATTTATACTTGAAGTCGATTGGTATTGCAAACCCTAAATTAATATATAACAAATACGCTGTTGTGCCAAGCCGTGTGGATCTTGCTCGTAAGTCGTTGTTACGTTACAACCGGCCTGCTAATCCATACTCTCTGGAAATTCAAAAACTCTATGAAATTGCTGGAACTTGGTTAGACAAGGAATTTGGTCCTAGTCTTTCAGGTAGTCGAGTGATGACATTGGAAGAAATTAACGAATGGTTACAGCCTAACACTAGTCCTGGCTATCCCTTTGTTCTCTCTGATCCCTTTAAGTGGCAATACTTTATTGGACCTAACTCATATATGGTGTCGAAGTATTGGGATGTCTTAGCGACTCCCGATTACATCCGCTCTTTGTGTTGTGTGTTCATTAAATGTGAAATTCGCCCCCGTGAAAAGATTGAGAACGGTGAAGTTCGTACAATTATTCCTATGGATGTTAATCATATTCATTCTCACTCCCGCCTGTGTTTGGACCAAAATAATCGTCTGATCAGGACTGCCCTCAAGCATTCTTCAGCTCTTGGGCTGGATATGTTTAATGGTGGTTTCAACAAGTTGTATCATAAGATGCAACGTTGGTCTGGTAAAAATTCATTAGAACTTGATGGCAAGAAGTTTGATGGTCGGTTTCGTTACCACCATTTTCAACAGATTGCCGCCTTCCGGTTCCGCATGCTTCGTGTGGAAGACCGTATCCCTGAAAATTGGGAGAGGCTTAAAAATTTATATTATGAGCTTGCTCATGCACCTCTCGTGAACGTAGATGGTCATGTTTATGCTCGTGTTGCTGGGAATCCTTCTGGCCAGGCCTGCACTACGCCTGATAACACTTTTAAAAATTATATGGATGTTGCTGTTATGTGGAT